TAGAGTCATCACCAGGACTATCAGTTAATGTGATTCACAGCAGAGATTTGCGCTTCCGCGTAACACCTGAAGGCAGCACAGTTACTGTTACCTTTCGGTGTCCTTCTGCTTTCACTGTATCAATCAGTTCACAGAGTTGTTGATAAGAACTCATTGCGGTTCGTGTGCTTACACCATAGAGGACTTTTAGAGGTTACTAACAATAATACCATATTTCAAAGTATATGTCAAGGGAATTATGTGGGTCTGTGGAAGTGTTACATAGGGTCTTGACATTTGGGAGAGTTTCTGATAGACTGCTCGCTAACATCACTATAAGATGAGACCTTTAGAAGGGATTAAAGGGAATTAAATGTACCTTTTCCACAGATTAACAGGTATTAACCACATATAACAAGCACTTTTCCACAGGGTTGTTGAAAACTAACAAAACACTCATATACATTTAAAAACACATTTATAAATGATTTTTAATCAAAATGTGCTATTTATGGGGGTAAAATAGGATGATATTCGGGTTAGAAAAGAAATAGAGTCATCTTGAATTGATCATCCTATTGATAGTCTCATTGCGTTCTTCAATGATATTCTTAAGGTTAGAATCCATCAAGTCAATGAATAGATTTGCTCCTAGAATAGTGAAGAGAGCGAGTAAGATAAGTCTCATAATTGGTTTAGGCGAAGATGAAACCAGAATCAAATTCAACGTTCTTGAAGACACTTTGTCCGTTGATTTTACCAACAAACTGTCTTACAAACCACTGAAAGTTCTTTTGGAAAACACCTTCACCAGCAATACAAAACTCATCACAAAGTGCATTAAGTCTTGATTTTGTGGTGGTTGACTGATAACCTCCATCAAAGATAGTCATAGAGTCATCATCAATTTCAGCAATCTTGTTTCCGTGAAGATATACTGTAGAGATGTTATTCTCATCAGTGATAACACTTGTATTGCCAGATGTCCAGTTCTGATTTGACTGAATAGCGGAACACATTTGGGATTCAATTTTACGCATTTGAGTTGAAGTGATGCTTATACTATAGGGGACATTTGGAGGTTACTAACAATCTATTTGGGGATTGTGTTCTGAAAGTATTCTCCCATGAGTTTACTAATATCAATGAGTTGTTGATGAATTGATTCAATTTCTTTGCGAAGATTCTCTTCTTCTCCGAGTAAAGATAAATGATCAACTTCACTCCAATCATCAAGATTTACAGTTCCATTAGTATACTGAGGAGTGTAATATAATACCCCTTCACTATCAATGGAATAGGCACAACCAAGTGAATCTGCTTTGTATACAATCATTGTCCTTCGTTATACCCCATAGTGTCATCATAAACATCAGTTACCTTTAGGATTTGTTCTGGTGTAAGATCAGCAACGGACATTTGTTCCGTCATATAATCATAAACCATGCCCCAATCTGGATTCATTTCTGATACAAATTGTGGTAATGATTCAAGTGCTTCAGTGAATAGTTGTGACATAATAGTTTCTGTTTTGTTTTAGTTTACAGTTCATCAATCATTTCGTCAAGTTCAACTAGATTGAGATTTACATCATTCCATTTAACACCATCGGGTGTCATATCTCCTTCATCAGTATACTTATTCAAGAAATCTTGATAGGAATAACATTGACGAGCAGCACGATATAGTGGTTCATCATTACCAATCCACAATGCTACATTCCAGGTTTCGTAATTAGTCCAACCGTTGTAAGTTTCATCGGTGATTGTGGTTTGAAAAGTTGAAGTCATGATTGATTTGTGTCTTATACTATAGGGGACGTTTGGAGGTTACTAACTTTAATAGTCAGCAATTTGATTGATAATCTCTTCACCTCTCTTGTAAATTCTTTGTGTCTGAGGTGTAAGTTGTTTAATTCCATTTTGTTCCACATATTCGTGATGATTTTCAAAGAAGTCAACACAAACTTGATCGGTATTGTTGAAGTTAAACATGTGGTAGAAATGATGCTTACACTATAGAGGACATTTGGAGGTTACTAATAATCTATCAGCGTCGGACGCTTTGCTGATAATAAGTTACGAAGATGTTTTGTCCGATTTCAGGTTCAATCAGACCGCCTTTATAGCAATCTTCTGAAGTCTGATAAACTGCCATCTTAGAGTTTAATCGAGTCTCAATCTTACCGTCAGAACCTAATATCGTGGTCTGAACTTGCTCTGCTCCATTCTCTTCAAACTCATTCAAAATATAAGAATAAAGTGTAGTTTTATTATCAAACAATGCTGCTGTTGAAATATCATTATCAGTTACAGCAATATAAGCACCACTGAATTCAGGATTCATTTGTGAGAATGTGCCGAAGATTGGAGTGGAAATTGTCATTTGAGAAAACTTGAAACGTGCTTACACTATAGAGGACATTTAGAGGTTACTAACAATATCACACAGCAAATGCTGGGATGTAATCAATACTATTGACGCAAAATCCTGTCGCTTCTTTAATCTCTTCTACAAGATCATTACCATCAACCGCCTGCCATAAATGCGACTTAATATCTTCTAAAATCTTAATTTGCTCCGTTGGTGATAACTCAAAGTTATCATCTTGAAAATCAAGGTTGATAGATTTGATTTGAAAGTTCATCGGTTTGTAAATTGAAAGTTTACGAAGTTGACGCTTAGTATCAGCGAACATACAAGAAACTCCCGTAAGAATCACAAATATCAGGGTTGTGAGTTAATTGCTCAATCTGAAATCTGATGCCCTTCGCAGGTACTTTGTATGATGCTGGTTTGTATACATTACCAGTCTCTTTATCTACAAACATATAACATGAACGACCATTACGACGTTTACCATTACCAATCAAATAAGACCAAACTTTGATATACTTACGACCAACCTCATATTCAAAGTTTGTGTAAACAGACCGTGAAGATTCAAGAGCATTGACTTTTTCACGATTGTTTAACACCTCAAGCAGACATTCAGTGAGATATTCTGCTTTGAATTGTGGAGCACAAAATGTCATGATGTTTTGAATGTGAGTGGCGTTGGGGTAGATTGCTTTCATACTATGGCGGACCTTTAGAGGTTACTAACAATCTATTGAGAGACTTGTTGTGTTGATGTACCATAACCCGTGATATTGTGGATGCCTGATGCCAAATAACCACCGCCAGTCATTGCCGCAATAGTAATAACCAGGACTAACCAAAAACGGGTGTGAAAGTTACTATTTTGCGTGTATTTGCTAGTATACTTATAACCAACAAATGCGCCACCAAGTACACCAAACAACGGTAACAATGCCCATACAAGAAACAATCCCATCGCACCAAAAATGACCACCCAGATGCCAACTACCTGACCGAAACTGATGCCACTGGTGATGAAATTACCACCACTGTCATTATTATTATAGGTGCCAGATTCGGTTCCTGATGTAGGACCATTTACACAATTAGGGTGTGGTTTACCATTCAAACCACCACCAGATTTGTATTGTGATTCTAAATTAGTGGAGACATGTCTCACGGCAGGTCGTACACTATTGACGATAACTTTCTTCGCTGGATACATCGCCTCTACAAGATCTATGATGTGAGATCTTTCGGCACGGTCAGATTCAATCTCAAAGTTATGAGTCCGACCAGAATTGTCAATCCAACGACCTGTACAGATTTGTTGAGTCATGATAATTAAGCGAGAGAATAACGAGAGTTAAGTTGACCGTCTTGCCAGATGTATGAACCACCACCTAAACAATCATCACCAATTTCATCAATAGAGATGTTATTAGGGAACAAACCATAGTATTCATCTTTCTGCTCATATCGTATCACTGTTGATGAACGACAGGCATGAATCTCAATGTAGATAGTATCACTGATATCAGTAAACTTGGCACTGATATATGATTCAATATCACCATATTGATTGCTGTGAATGCGATCAATCCAGATTAAATCACGGTCGCCATCTTGATAACGTTCCTCACGATCTTCATCCTGCCAACATTCAACGGTACAAAGTTCACCCTTTTCAGTGTCAAACTCAAAAGACATTAAACAACTCCATAAGAAGCAACATCGCCAGGAATACCATTCAATGATAATCCTGTGTTACAATCATCAGCATAGTCATACGCATCATCCTCACTATTAAATGGTCCGATGTATTGGGGTTCGTCAAGTTCAACTGACTCAAACCGTACATAGAATGAACTCATGATTGATTGGTTGCGTATACTATAGAGGACATTTGGAGGTTACTAACAATAATTAAAATATATTTGTCCATGCCCGATGTTTGGCAGCACTGATTCTTCCATCCTTAAGTAATCCATCACATACCTGACAAAATACTTCAAATTTCTGTATTCGTGTTAGGTTGTGGTCAACGCCAGTCGCAGTTTGTCCAACGACTTTGAGAACTTGTCCTTTGAGCATGATGTTAGTAGATAGGTACAATACGATAGTTGTAGTTTTTGAACTTATTAGTATAATACTCCCAACGTTGATACACAGTGGGACAATCTGCTGGAGGATAGGAACAATCTATCCAGTCACCTAGTTTTTCTTTTTGTACTTGAAGTTTGAACATGATGTTAATTAACCTCCGAACATTTCATCAAATAGTGATTGCCCTGACCGTTCATCATCGGTCATTCTTTGACGTTCACGCATACAGGCAAGAAAGTTAATTTGTGCCTGAATGTCTTCTACTTCATTGTTGAGTTTCTCTTTTCTGTAGTTTAACTCCATGATAGATTTGTTGATTTCAACTGTGTTCATAGACATCGGATTAATCTTGTTCATACTATAGAGGACATTTAGAGGTTACTAACAATAATACTCAAATATTACATGCCATTCATATACTCATGAAGTTCAGCATAATACTGTTCTTCAGTCTCAAATGTGCGTCCGTGAATGACACAAGGGAACGTTTTCTTTTGAAACATTGTTGACGCAACTTGTACGTCCTGTTTATCATAACCCATTTCAATCAGGGTATTCACGTAAGGGTTGTTTGTAGTTGTATTCATACTATAGAGGACATTTGGAGGTTACTAACAATATCACAACGTTCTTTGGCAATCTGTGTATAATCTTCTGATAAATCTATGCCAACAAACTCTCTATCATTATTGATACATCCCACGCCTGTTGTACCTGAACCACAGAAAGGGTCTAGAACTTGTCCACCAATAGGACTGTAAATCTTAACGAGATACTCCATCAAACTCACAGGTTTTACGGTAGGGTGGTTGTTACCTTCCCCCTTCTCTTTACGGGTTGCGCGAGGAGCATAGAAGTATTTCTGATGCTCTGATTGTACCTCACCAATGATGTTTGATGGATACCTACCAGCAGGATTTGCGTCCTTTGTGCCATACTCGGCACCCGTTCCCTTTGTATTACCTTCCTTACCAAATGTACGACGTTTGGCACCACCAGCAACCCAACCTTTTGGAGGTTCTTTATCCCATGGCACACGGGTATTCTCTACATCAATGATGCCACATCCCCACTGTTCAAAGTTACTTTGTAGAGAACCTTTGTATGGTTTCTGTGCTACTACAATCGGTTCGTGAGCAGGTTTTAACCTGTTATGTTTAGGCATCTTTGTTGTAGTCATCCACATAATCTGGTCTTTAATAATAAAACCAGCATCCTCCACATTCACCGCCATACGATGATACAATTCAGGGGAACAGAAAGATAACAAGAACGCACCCGGTCGCAAAGTTCTATAAACCTCACGCCAGATGTCCGTTGTAGGCACACTGTGGTCCCATGATTCGCCCGCAATACCTAAACCATAGGGCGGGTCTGATATACACGCATGGAACGTATTTTCAGGGAATTGTTTACAAATGTCTTGACAATTACCAGTGATGATTGAGAACATTGGATTCACAGATTTGGCGTTCAGAGTGTTTGAAATAGTCTTTCTTTCCAGTACCACTTTGAGTATACATGTTTCGGATATAAAAGTCAAATCCTCGCGAATCTTCTTGCCATTCTTCTTCCATCTGATACATTTTGAGAACTGCGTTAAGTTCTTCAGTCAGATTAGCGAACTGTTGACGTTTCTTATCGCTGACAACATCATCAGCAAAGAATACGGTAGTCTCATCATATTTGGCACTAGAGAAGATGTAAACTACACCTTTCTTTGGTAAACCACCATTATAAGTGGGAAATGTTTGCTTGCTTGACTTACATTCAATATCAACAGTCTTACCATTCTCCAGTGTTACCCTGAAATCAGGACTGTTCTGGATTCCGTTAGGTTGTGCTTCGTATTGAATGTTATGTTTAATCAACAAGTCTTCAACCTGTTGTTCATGAAGCGGGTTATCTTGACTGTTGGATTTATATCCAAGAGTCAAAACATCTTGAAAGAATTGTTTCATAGAATCTCGGACTTGTTTGCCCGTTGATGCTTACACTATAGTGGACGTTTGGAGGTTACTAACAATAATTACATGAACTTACTGTTGGTAAAGTTAGCATAACTGAACTCCTCACGGTTGACAAGTTTGATGGCATTTGATAGCGTCCAATATACAAACCCCTCACCAACAGTTTGTTTACCACTAGGCAAGAATGTATCAAACTCCGAGTATACAATCATATCCTCAATCATCTCTTGCTTAAGTTCAATAACCCACAAATATAGGTTGGCAAGGTAGTTACAACGCAGGATAGTTGTCAGAATCTCATCATCAAGTTTGTAACCAGATGCGATCAGTTGATTGATTGCTTGCTTGGCACGATTTGCCTGCTGTGGTGTCAAGAACTTGACCATACTACTGTCAATCTTTGGAGCATCATCGTCCCGATGAATACGATCAACGGATGGCATTACAAATTTGATATGCTTTGTATCGTCAAAACATTCACGCAGTGGTAGAGCAACAGCATCACAAAGTTCACCATCAACATAATACTTTGTATGTGGTGCAATGACAAGTTTCTGGTCAATCCTATCAGGAAAGACATAAGTTAAGGTATTGTTGGCAAACTCACTCTTACGACCAAAACCAATGAAATCACCCTGATACACACCTTCCGTGCGGGGAAGATACTTAAGCATCAAATATAGCAGGTCAGCAACATCTTCTTGATGACCAAAATGCTGATGAATATCATCAACTGTGTAGCATAGACGAATCTTTTTCTTGTTGAATGCTGCTTTAGTACATACAAAGAACTTGCCCTGATATGTGCCCCAAACAATAGCGGGAGCACCATCCATTTTCAAACCAATGTGAAAAGCAGAACCATAAAGGTCATCAAAAATAGAAAGATCACCAGTGAGAATGGTGTCTTCTGGATGTTCGAGGTGTGTGTTTGCCATACTATAGAAGACGTTTAGGGGTTACTAACAATAATACTTTAGAATCCTCGCGAAGAGAGTTCATTTTCTATCACTTGTTCAATTACTTCAACCACATAAGAATGATCTTCCATATTGATTGCTTCCATAATCATTTTAGCATCATTTGGTGGAACTTTCTCTAAATTTGTAGTTTCTTCACCTTCTGTCATAAGATCATCATTTGTGACAATCCAAGCAGCACATGGTGCTTTGGCACCTAATTTTGTAGAGAGAGAATTGACGTAAGTTTGTAACTCCCCCAATGATTTAATCTTTTTCATTTGCTTTTACGAGATCGCTTATGTTTATCTATAAAGTTTATTGCTGATTGTCTGTTTCTACACACTTTAAGCACGTTTGCTTGATGAACAATAGCGAGTTTAGTTGTGCTGTTAGCAATAGGAACTGCCGCGTACATCATAGGGTCATCATGTTTTCCAACGATAAATCCCTCCTCATATGGTTTAGCATTAAGCAAACTTGTCTTGGTATGAGTCAGTTTCATTTGTGATACTCACGATTTAGTATAGTCATTTCAATGTGGTGTTTTTTACACAATAACTGACACTTATCCACCTCCTCAAATAATACTTCAAGTTTGTAAGATAGTCCAGCAGTTATCTGAAACTTTTTGGTA